TTGTATGATTTAATGGATAAATTACCTAACCGTAGTTTATCCGCTATAAAAAACAAGTTAAAAAAGGTAAAGTATGGCTAAACAGAAAAAGAATACTCAACGGCAACCCAACGGACAATTCGCAAAAGGGAACACAGAGGGTAATAGATTTACTGATACAAACCAACCAGACCCAAAAAGAATAAGTGAGGGCAGACAAGCCGAAATAGCAGAAAAAAAAGAGATTGAAAAATCAGCAGAAATATTGAAACGCATATTGTCTGAACAAATAGAAAACAAAAAGACAGGTGAAGTGCTTACTAAAAAAGAAGCAATGTTATTAGGTGTATTAACCAAAGCAATTAAGGAACACGATTTAAAAGCCGTTGAACTTGTTTTGAAACTAATCGGGGAATTAGACAACAAAATTACGCTTGATAGCAACGGACTTAATATATTTGTTGCGGATGATAAACATAAACAAATGTTAGAGGATTTATAATGCTTAAATGCTCAAATGTATTTGACAGAAATTACAAGGCGTTTAAAGGCGATTTAAGGTACATTATCAATCAAGGGGGTACATCAAGTACTAAAACATTTTCAATCCTGCAATTATTAGTTGCTATATGCCTTAAATACAATAAACAAATTGATATTGTCGGCTTGTCTGTTCCACATTTAAAAACAGGTGTATTAAATGATATGCCTTTTGTATGTGAGCAGTTTGGGATAAACTTTTCAGAGCATTACAAAGAGGGTGATAAGGTATTTACTTGCGGTAAGGGTAAAATAAACTTCCTTGCTTTTGATAAGTTAGGCAAGGCACACGGTGGCAGACGTGATATTTTATACATAAACGAAGCAAATCATTTGAATTATAACATTGTTGAACAGTTAATGGTTCGTACTCGTGATTGCATCTTTATTGACTACAACCCTACAAATGAATTTTGGGTGCATACAAAGTTATTAGTTGAAGAACCTGAAAAATGTGAGTTAATACGGTCAACTTACAAAGACAATCCTTTTTTAGAGCAAACAATTATTGATATGATTGAGAGCAAAAAAGGGAATAATAACTTTTGGCGTGTTTACGGTTTAGGCGAGTTAGGAGTTGCAGAGGGGTTAGTATATGATAATTTTGAAGTATTAGACTTTGACAAAGACAGATTTGCAAAATATTACAACGGTATTGACTGGGGATTTAGTAATGACCCATTCGCTTTTGTTCGTGTAGCGGTTGAACAAGACTGTTTATATATTTGTGATGAAATATATCAAAGAAAGTTATTAAATAAAGATAGTGCACCGTTAGTTAAGGAAATTATAGGCAGCGAGTATGTATATTGTGATAGTGCAGAACCAAAGTCAATAGCAGAATATCAGAATTTAGGTGTAAATGCTTTGGCTTGCCAAAAAGGTGCTGGAAGTATTGAAAGCGGAGTTAAGCACATACAAAGTTATAAAAAGGTTTATATACATCCAAGTTGTCCGAATGTATTAACAGAGTTTAGGAGTTATGAATGGAAACAGGACAAGAACGGTGAATATATGCCCGTGCCGGTTGATGCTTTCAACCACGCATTAGATGCTACCAGATACGCATTAAATGATGTAATCGGTCAAAATACTATTTCAGCAATTAAAGGCTTGCGTTTATAAGCCCGATTTTGTTTATTTTATACTAAACACAGGGAGAAACTGTAAAAATGATATATCAAGTACAAGCAGATAGCACAGAAATAAACACTACAAATGTATCAAATTGGGTTACAACTTTTAAAAATGACATATTGCCGAACAGAATTAAGTTAGGTCAATATTATGACGGGGAAAATGAAATTGTTAAGCAGGGGGCAGTAAAAGGACGCCCTAATTATTCAATCAATGTCAATATGGCAAAATACATTATTGATGTTTCAACGGCTTACACATTTGGTGTACCTGTTCAATACACGACAGAAAATGAGCAAGAAAAGGCAATACTTGAAAAACTACAATACATTTTGAAAAACTGTAATGATAATGAGATAGACTTTCAGCAGGGCGGAGATATGGCGACTTATGGCTTGTCATACCAACTAGTGTTAGCAAAACAAGGTTCTGAAAAGATAGAGGATAGAATTGCAATTAAGTGGTTAAGTCCGTTACAGACCTTTTATGTTATTGATAACACGATACTTGAAACGCCTGTTTGTGCGGTTTATATGTACGATTACACAGAGAAAAACCAAAAGAAAACAAGGGTTTATGTTTATGACAATGAAAACTTGTATATTTTCAATGGTTCAGGCGGTGCAATAAGCAATGTAGAAAGCATTGAGCCTCATAATATGGGCGCTATTCCAATTATACAATGTTTGAATAATGATGATGCGTTTAGTGATATTCAATGTATTACAGATTTGTTGGATAGTTTAAGTTTGGCAATATCTAACACAACAGACGATTTACAGTCTATTGCAAACGCTATATTATGTGCAAGCGGTGGAACGTTATCAAAAGAGAATATTGAAGCAATAAACGAATTAAAGACTGCAAACTTGCCTGTCGGTGCAAAGATGGAATGGATTATTAAAAACATCAATCCCGAGGCAACAAAGCAACAAATAGACAGGTTATTAACATTTATATTCCAGATTGCACAAGTGCCTGACTTAACAGATGATGCTTTTGGCGGTAACCAAAGCGGTGTAGCAATGCAATATAAACTTTGGGGGATGAACCAATTATGGATTACTAAAACGACCAAGTATGAAAAAGCATTGTATCAACGCTTAAAAATATTATTGCACTTGTTACAATACCAATTTGAAAGCAATGTATCATTACTTGATAATATTGTTATTACATTTAGTAAGAACTTGCCCACAGATAATTCAAGTATGCTTCAAATGGTTCAAGCATTAAAGGATGTAGTATCAACAAAAACATTATTAAAACAAATACCTTTTGTTGAGGATGTAGAAAAAGAGATAGAAGAATTAGACGACCAAGCGAAAAAGAACGCTGATTTATACGGATTTAATAACAATGCAGTAATTGAAGAAAATGAGGGGTGAATAATGTTTAACGACAGCGACAACGGGCAGACGCAAAACTATTATGAAAAAGAAATAGCAAAATATTGTCCTGAATATTTATTGCTTATGACGAAGTATTCAAAGTTAAAATTAGCATTAATGGAAATAAGTGTTGTATGGGATGAATGTAAAAAACATTGTAATTGTATGAATAATTGTAATAAATATTGTTCTTTTTATGGTGAGTGCAACGGTGAGTTTTCTAAAATATCAAATCTTATATGGGAAAAGAGAAAGGATATAGAACAATGAGTAAATGGTTTTGGATTTTACCTAAAATGATTTGGTTTGATGTTTTTACATATATTGCAGGGTTTTTTGATGAAAAAGTCCGCAATAGTTACATTGACAGTGTAAAAATAAGAACTTCAACTTTTGAAGAATTACAAAATGACAGAAAATAAAACACAAGAATATTGGAATAAACGAGCAAGGCAGGACAAAATTAAGGTTATTAAAACCGCTGAATACGGCGTTGATAACCTTAAAAAACTGCTAAAAAAGAACCTTGATAGCGTTGAAAAACAAATAAAAGAGTTTTACAAAAAATACGGTGATGAGGGCAAGTATGCCGAGAGTTTATCTTATGCAGAATTTCAAAAATACAAAGCAAAATTACGCTTGAAAGCAAAGCAGAACCCACAAGATAAGACTTTACAACGGTTAGCAAAGCAATATATACCAAAATACAGAATAGACCGTTTAAGAGCATTACAAATTGATTTACAGATACAATTAACCGAAGCAACAAGAGGGCAAGAAGCAGGGATTTATAAAACTCTTAAAGATGTGGCGAAAGTATCACAGGCAACAACGGCATTAAGGTTTAAAAAGACTTTAGATGTGGCATTTGATAAGATAGCAAGCAGAAAGTTAGAAAAAATATTGTCTAGCGATTGGGTTGGTAATATGAATTGGAGTGAAAGACTTTGGAAAGATAGGGAACTTGTAGGCAAAAAGGTTACTGAAATACTTGAAACAGGATTGCCACAAGGTAAATCTATGCAAGAAATGGCAAGAGATTTAAAAGAGGCTACAAATAGCAGTTTTAATGATGCGTTTAGGCTTATAAGAACGGAATCGGCACACGTAGATGGTGAGGTATTGCTTGAAAGTTTTAAGCAAGCAAAGGCAGAATTAGGCTATACAAAATACATTTTTGATGCAACGATTGACAGTAGGACATCGGATGATTGCGAAAGATTAGACGGCAAAGTTATTCCAATAGATGAAGCCGTAATTGGCGAGAACTTTCCCCCCGTTCATCCGAACTGCTTTGACCGTTTAACTCAAGTAATGACGAATAACGGTTTTAAATATTTTATAGATTTGTGTGTAGGTGATAAAGTATTGACACTTAATCCTGAAACATTAGAAACTGAATATCAAGAACCTATTGCATTTTATAGATATAAATATAATGGCTTTATGTTATTATTTGAAGATGAAAATACAAATATAAAAGTAACTCCTGAACATAATATGCTTGAAAGCGGAAAACTTAAGAGAGCATTATTATGTGAGAAATTATATCACAATACAGGAAAACTTGAATTTATAAATGATTTTAACAAAAAATATGAGTTTCAAGGGTTAATAAAAAGAATACCATATAATGATGATGTTTTTTGTGTAGAAGTTGAAAAATATAATACTTTGTTGGTAAAAAGAAAAAACAAATATGTTTGGTGTGGTAATTGCCGTTCAACCTGTGTGCTTGATGAAAATAGCATAGACGAAAGTTTAATAAAAGATTAAAGTATTGACTTTTTGTTAATTATTTTGTAGAATTTTAGAGTAAGAACAAAAGGAGTGAATTATGGATAATAGATTTTTATTTAACGCTGTTGTATCAAGTTATTATGATATAGATACACCTGAAAATTATGAAGAATTTGAACCACAAATTTATTTAGAAAATGTTGATTTATTTTCCGATGAAATAGGTATTGATTATGACAGATTGTTTGATGCAGTACAAAAGCAATTAAATTTAGAAAAGCCTGAAATAAGTCAGGTTATGCAACATTTTGAGGATAATTCAAATTCAAATAGTGATGAATATGTAACGATTAAACCCGATAGGGTGTTACAATGCACCGGCTTAAAAGATAAGAACGGCAAACTGATTTATGAGGGGGATATATTACAACAACCACAATTACCTCACAAAGTTGTATGTGAATGGTATAAAGACGGCTTTTGGTTAAATGGGTTTATCAATGGTGCAAAAAGAGAATTAAGGAATATGCACAATTGGTATGAAGTAATCGGAAACATATACGAGAACAAAGAACTTTTAGAAAGTGAGGCATAATGGCACGCAAGAAAAAATTTTATATTTTAGATTTCTTTTCCGACCCCGTAACCTTAATGAAAAAATTAAAAAGTCTTTCATCGCAAGAATTAAAAGAACTAACATTTATTATGTATAAAACTGCGAATAAACAGAGGTCTGAAAATTTTGATGCACTAACTGATGAAGAAAAAGAAAAAGAAGTTATGCGATATTGTATGTGTGAAATCCCCGAAAGTA